CATGAATTCCCGAACGATAGGTTTGGTCATATCATATAAACAAACAGCACCACATAATGTGAATTTGGAGACTCCTTCTGGAGTGTCGAAATCTCTCTCTGCATAGATGTAATCACGGTCATCGGTAAGGGCGGTGAATACCACATCGTGGTCTTTCATCTCATCCCAAACCTTGACGATATCTTCGTGTTCAACTTCCATGTCAGCATCAATATACATTGTCAAGTCATACGGAGATTTTGCCATCCCCCATAACTTAGCACGATAGTGGTCATCACATATGATTATGTCGTCTGCAACATCCCTACCACGGTCATCAAGAAACTGTTCTTCCGTCACCAAACAAATCTTACATTCGTCTTCTGGTTCATAATAGTCCCGAAGAGACTCTGCAAGATTGATTGCGTACAAATAAAAGTTGCGTTTCTTGGACGCAACAATTATGAATCCTTTAGTCTTTTCCATTAGTCTCGGCCTCTAGTTGGTCTTGTAAAATCATGATTGAGTATAAATCTACTTCAATTCTAGATTTTGCACGACGCAATTTTGCCTTCAACTTACGGTTTTTGGAGTTTTTAATCTCCTCAACTTCGAATGCTTCCAACTTGTAGTTGAATAACTTTTCGAGTTTACGTGCCTTGTTATGTTCTTCGTCACGTAGTTTTTCTTCTTCAGCTTGTGCCTTCTTGCGTTCAACACGGTCGAAAGTTTCCTTATCAATCGCATCTTCACCTAGGGCATCAATAACTTCGTTAAACAGTTCGTTCTCACTACCGTCCTTATCTTGACGGTGTAGAAACATTTGTTGACGTGTAACTCTACCAACGTCATCTTCAAGTTCTAGGATACAGTTTAGTTCTTTCTTTTCGTCCGTTTCCCAGAACGCATTATCCATCCATTGTTTACGACTCATTAATATCTCCAGAGAGTTCAATTCAAATTATAATGTATATAGTGTTGAGATAAAGCGGGTCATTCTTTGACCCGCCTTGTTCTCATATTATACCACAGTAAGGGCGATTAAGCAACCCTTACGTATAGAGTATAAGTTTCTGGCGAACTTGCTAAGTCACTGCTGATTGTTTCACCAGCGTAGTTACCTGTAAACGACCTTGCGTAGTTACCACCAAACTCGTTATTGTAGTTACCACCGAATGCACGGGAGTAGTTACCCACGAAGTCACCAGCATAAGCAGATGCACGGTTCCGTGAGTAAATTCCACTATATGCAGAACTACGAAGTCTTGAGTAAGCAGAAACACGAATTCTAGAGTAGTTACCTACGTAATCACTAGAATATTGTCCGGCATATTCACCTACGAATCCACGAGAGTAGTCTCCAGTGAAGTCACCTACGAAGTCACGCGTGTATTCACCAGTATATTCACCAGCAAATGTTCTCGCGTAGTCTCCAGTGAAGTCACCTACGAAGTCACGAGAATAGTTACCACCGAAATCACGAGAGTAGTCTCCAGTGAAGGTGTTTGAGTAAACTCCGGTATATTCTCCCGCGAAGTCACGCGAGTAATTTCCAATGTAGTTACCACCAAAGTTTCTAGAGTAAGCACCAGAGAATTCACCTGTGTACTCACCGACAAAGGTGCGACTGTAAGTACCAGCGTACTCACCAGCGAATCCGCGAGAGTAGTTACCTACATATTGACCAGAGAAGTCACGAGAGTAGTTACCTACGTAGTTACCCGCAAAATCACCAACGTAGTTACCTACGAAGTTACCCGCAAAATCACGAGAGTAGTCCCCAGTGAAAGTTCTTGAGTAGTTACCAGTGAAGTCACCAGCGAAACCAGTCACACGGTTGCGAGTATATGTTGATGCACGATTATTTACATAAGAAGAAACACGTGTCTGTACATAAGCTGAGTAACGGGTTCTAGCCGAAGTTCGGGTATAATTACTAGTGAAGTCACCAGTATAATCACCGCCAAATCCGCGAGTGTAGTTACCGACATAGTCACCAGCAAATGCTAAGGTGAAGTCACCTATAAAGTTGCCTGCAAAGTTAGTTACTCGGTCTCTAGTATACGAATTGGAATAGTCCGTAATACGTGTACGAGAATAAGTTGATGCACGACTACGAGTAGAAGTTCTTGTAGAAGTTCTTGTGAAGTCTCCGGTGTAATCAGTGATTCGAGTACGTGCGTATGCAGAACCACGGGTTCGCGTAGAAGTTCTTGTAGAAGTTCTTGCGTAGTCACCTACGAAATCTCCAGCATATGAACCATCGCGTGTGTAGTTGCCAGTATTGGTAGAAGTGCGAGTACTTGTACGAGCATAGTTACCAGTATAGTTACCAGTACGTGTGCGAGCATACTCACCTACGTAGTAAAGTGTTGCACCACGGTTACGTGAGTAGTCACCAGCATATGAGAATGCACGGTTACGTGAGTAGTCACCAGCATATGAGAATGCACGGTTACGTGAGTAGTCACCTGCGAAGTCACCAGTAAAGTTGGTTACTCGGTCACGTGAATAGTTGCCTACATATGAAGCGCCACGAGTTCGACTATAATTACCAACAAAGTTACCAGTGAAGTCGGTTACACGTGTACGTCCATAGTTACCAGTATATGTTGCATTGCGTGTGCGAGAGTAGTCACCAGCGAAGTTACCAGTGTATACAGTTGCACGGTTACGTGAGTAGTCACCAGCGTAAGAGAATGCACGGTTACGTCCATAGTTACCAGTATATGTTGCGCCACGGTTTCTAGAATAGTTACCAGTATAAGATGCAGCACGGGTTCTACCATAGTTACCAGTATATGTTATGTTTCTGCTATAATAGAACGTGTTACTATAACTAGCGGTTCTACTATAAGTCGCTGAGAAGTCGCCGGTATAGGAAGTCCCTGAACCTGTACGGGTTCTAGTGTAGCTTACGGCGTCTGCATTACCTGACCACGCAACACCATGATAAGAGAAATATGAACCGTTCCATTCGGCCGGGCCTTTAGTGTATCTCGTACTACCGTATGGGTTGCCTATATCGATATAATCAAATGGAGCTGAACCTGCGTTTGAATAGAATTGGGAGAATCTTACAGTTCCGTAAGTTCTAATAGTAAGAGTCACACCACCAGTGTAACCATAATCATATTTCCAAGAATGGTAAGAACCATTTGTGCCAGAATACTGATAGTCTCGACCATAACCAGTATAGTTACCCACATAGGATGCTGTACCAGAACTAGTACGGGTCGATGTTCTGGAGTAATTTTGTGTACGAGTATAACCCAGAGTGCGACTATAGTTTACAGTTGCGACTCGGTTACGTGAGTAGTCACCAACGTAGGATGCAGCTCGGTTACGAGAGTAGTTACCAGTATAAGTTGCGCTACGGTTACGTGAGTAGTCACCAGCGTAGTGACCAGTACGAGTTCGACCGTAGTTACCTACAAAGTCTCCGGTGTAATTAGTAACACGGGTTCGACCATAGTTACCCACGTAAGACGCACTACGGTTACGAGAATAGTTACCAGCAAAGTTACCAGCATAATTAGTAACGCGAGTTCGTGCATAGTCTCCAACATATGAAGCTCCACGGGTTCGCGAGTAGTTACCTACGAAGTTACCAGCATAATTAGTAACGCGAGTTCGTCCGTAGTTACCAGTGTAGTTACCAGTACGAGTTCGACCATAGTTACCAGTGTAGTTACCAGTACGAGTTCGTCCGTAGTTACCAGTGTATGTTACACCTTCAGTGCGAGTTCGTGCATAGTCTCCAACATATGAGAATGCACGGTCACGGGCATACTCACCTACGAAGTCACCGGCATAGTACAATGTGCGAGTGTAGTTTAGTGTTCGGGTTGATGTACGAGTCGAGTTTCTTGTGTACTCACCTACGAAGTCACCGGCATAGTTACCGACATAACCACGAGCATAGTTACCGACAAAGTCGCCAGTAAACGTGGTTGCGTAGTTACCTACAAAGTCACCGGCATAGTTACCAGCGAAGTTACGTGAATAGTTACCTACAAAGTCTCCGGTGAATGCACGAGCATAGTTTCCTATGAAGTTGCCTGCGAAGTTATTGATACTGTCACGAGTATATACAGAGTAACGAGTACGAGTAGAAGTCCGAGCGTATGCGGAGTAACGAGTTCTGGCTGAATTGCGAGTAGAAACGCGAGCATAGTTACCCACGAAATCTCCTGCAAATGCACGAGAATAGTTTCCTGAGAAGCTGCGAGAATAATCCCCTACGAATGTTCTTGCGTAATCACCTACGAAATTACCTGAGAAGTTGTCAACACGATTACGTGCATAAGCGGACACACGTGCGCGAGAGAAAACACCTGCGAAATTAGTTACGCGGTCACGAGAGTAATCGGTTATACGGGTTCGAGTATAATCTAAGGAGTATGTAGAAACTCTTGTTCGACTATATGTACCCGCGTAAACAGAACCACGAGTACGAGAATAAGTTCCCGCATAAGCAGATACACGATTACGAGAGTATACACCAGAGTATAGTCCAGTATAAGATGAGACTCGTGTACGGGTATAGTCTGCTGAGTAAGTTGAATTACGAGTACGTGAGTAAGTACCTGAGTAGGTTGATTCACGTCCACGAGTATATGACGATGCACGAGTACGTGTAAATGTGCCTGCAAAGTTGTCAATGCGATTACGTGTGTACGTTGATACACGTGCACGACTATAAGTTCCTGAATAGGAAGCAGTAAATGCTGTTAATCTGTTTCGCGAATAAGTTGAATTACGAGTACGTGAGTAAGTTCCAGCAAATGACGATGCACGAGTTCTTGAGTATTCACCAGTAAAATCGCGAGAATAATTACCGCCGAAATCACGAGAGTATGCACCAGTGTATTCTCCTACGAAATCACGAGAAAAACTTTCTACACGGTTGGTAGTGTAAGAAGAAACGCGGTCACGAGTATACGCTGATATTCTAGTACGTGCATAAGAAGATGCACGAGTTCTTGAGTATTCAGATGTGATAATTGAACGTTGTGTGTTCTGAGCAGTACCACGAGCAGCCCATGTACCGGCTGAAGTAGGAGCTCCTTGTGCAGATGAGCGTAACTGGTACGAACCAATTTCACCTGCTGTCGCTCGAAGTGTTTTAGCGCGTTGACCAAGTGTGTACTTAATTTCTGCGTCTGACATTTCTCTTAGACCATTGAAACCAGTACCATCGTAACTTGTAGCTACAGGACGAACGGTAGTCACGCCAGCAGGCGGTGTTCCAAGGGTAGTCTTTTTCCAAATGTGATAATCTACTGTTGTACCATCACCTAGAGTATTGGAGAACACGGTATCGATGTGTTTAGTCCAATCACCGCCAGGAGATGTGGTAGAAAGTTCAAATGCACCTTGAAGACCTAGGGTCTCCATATTTTTTAGTGCACGATTTGTTAAGTTGTCCAAGTCCGCGTCTACCATTTCGTAGAAGCCTGGATTTGGTTCAACTTCGTAATAACCGACAGGACGGGCAAAATTGGAGTCAGATTCGATTGCAGAACCACCAACCTGTTTCAAGGTAGTGGTTACTGTAGTACCTGTGATAGCAGACAACGGGTGAGTACCCGATGGTTCATTGTAGTACGTATCTACAAAAGAACCGATGTTTGTACCATCAGTCAAACTGAGGTCTCCGATATCACCAGCAGAGGCCTCTGCTAGTGCTTCACCCACCTTTACAGCGAGATACATCTCTTCTGAAGGCGTTAATTCCTGTAGGTCACCATTAGCATTCTTAATTTTTAGTGGTATACTAGATGCTGACACAATATCGTCTCTCTTTAGCTAAAGTTAAATTTAAGGTTAATGACCCCTTTATTTATAACAAAAAAAATGTGCATAAACGGGGTCTACGCACATTTTTTAAAAAATATTTACTTTACTTATAATATTCTAATTTCAGAGATTAATTAAATAATTATTGTGGGGGTTCTGGCCAGTTAACATCTTCCATAGATTCGATACCAGATAGATTTCCCATGATATCGCGCAACTCTTGACGATATCCCCTCCATGCATTTAGCATATCATCTGACAGCCCCGCATCTGGAAGTTGAGTCCAGTCGGTACGAGATATTGCTTGATCTCTTTGAGATCGAACTGCTCCCTCGAATGAGTTGCTATCAAAAGACCATTGACTTTTATCCCATCGATAAAAGGGTGATGGTTTAATTGGTCTTTTAGACCATCCATTATCCCAGTAATTATTTTTACCAAAATTGACCCAGTCTTCACCCTCGTTGGTTATATCTCTAACGACCATATCGTCAATGACATCTCCATCACTTGGTCCGTCTACAGCTATAGACATAACTGAAGTTGACCTAACCTCACCAGTTTCTCTATCTACGTATGCTAAAATTTTACTCATTTCTATTTCCTATAATTAAGGGGATGGTATACCGCCGCCACCGCCAAAGTTTGGTGGTAAGGTCGGGGTATAACTTGTTGTTGTTGGAGTATATGTAATATTTGTGCTTCGTTGTGCGGTTGCTCCCGCAGGATCAGATACTAATATATTTAATGTGAAGGAAGCTGCTTGCGCGCCAGGTGTCAATTGGATTTCATTACCTACGGTCTGAACAAAAACTCCGTTTGTACTTCCAGTGGTGGTATATGATACTGTCAATGCCTGACCTTCAGGGTCCATAAATAATGGAGTAATGGCAGTAGTTGCTCCAGAAGTTAGTGCATATGATGAATCTATACCACTGACATATTGAGGAGCAGCATTTGTACTAGCAGCAGTATGCGTCATTGTTGTGTTTATATCAACATCGTTAATACCATCTGATCCAGTAATAGTTAATGTAAAGTCCGCATCATCATCCCCCGCCGTTACACGAATAGTGGTCCCATTATTCCAAATGTAAATCGTTGCTCCACCTAAAGTTCCAGTAGTGGAAGTTGACAATGTAATACCACCACCTTCAGGATCGATGAACAGTGGAGATATATCAACATACCCACCTTGAGGTATATTATATGATGATGCAATACCTCCTTGATAACTAGGGGCGCTATTTGTACCTGTCGTAGTGCCACCCGTTGGAGATGAATTGTCTCCATTAAATCTACCGATAATCCATTGCTGTCCTGACGAATTATGGCCTGGAAATTGCCAGGCGGGTTGATAGAAAGTTATAGTATTTGTGGCTCCTCTCCATTTACCACTAGCCACCCATCCGAAAAACATTGGTATAGTCTGAATCGGAAAATGCATAAGATTAGATAGACAGATCCAGTAATTGAATATGTCATCTGATGCACCGAAAGTGGCCACGTTATGATTATTATACGGAGTACTAGAAGTATTTACTTGCACAGTACCGACAATATCAAAGGTTGTCTCGACACCTGTTGCAAAAGAAACTGTCCCGTCGGGAGCATAAACTTCAAGACCATAATCACTTGCACTTGGAGATGTTACGCTAGGTTTGATGAGTACCCACTCCACTTTAGGGGTTATCTTACCCACGTTAGGTGCAGTGATTGCGTAAGTAGAATAGTCCAGAACAGGATTGAAACCCATATCAATAACTGGATCTGATAAGTTCACATAAAGCACTCACACCCAAAAAACTGAGTGGCAGTTCCACTACTTCCAGCAATATGCCATCCAGAAGAATCATTTTTATTAACGTTTATAGGTCGACCAAAAAGTAAAGCACCATCCTCATAGTCATCCGTCGAAAATGGTATTGCATCTCCAGCATCAGCAATACCATAAGACATAACCTGAAAGTTCTTATATACGTCATCAACAATTATATTGCCGTCTTCGTTTCGAATTTCTATTCCGTAAGTACTCATCCCTTTCTCACTATCCAATAATATGCGTCATATTTATCATTTCTTTTTAAAACAAAACTACCATTCTGTCTACTTTCTATTGAAGCATTTCCTACCATAATAGAAGCTGGAGCCTACAATGGCGATATCTTGTATGCTACTATTAACAAAATCTGGGACGTTTACTGTTATTTCTATTAATTCTCCGTATACAAACCAAGCCGGGGCTGCGCCAACACCAGTTAAAAGGTTACCTAAAGGATTAGTGACCCAGCCTGGATTAGCAGCAGCTGCCGAATCATATTTATTATTGTCTGCTGATACAAGTCCGTAAGATACTAAAGATCCTAACGTGCTAGTTGTTGATACTATTTTATCATTAGAACTATTGAATACTTCTAATCCATAACTCATGATAGTTTACCTAGTTTAACACGCAGGCCTGTTTCTTCATTAGTAGATGTTGCGTCATAAATTCTGATATTAATCCCCAGTAAGAACCATTCTTTCTCCTGAAGAAGTATATCCGGTAGCTTCTGTAGTATCTATGCCTGTCGCATCACCACCGATAACTAAAGTTTCTGCGACAGTAGCCAATTCTAGTATTTAGTTCTTCGGCTATTAAAGAGTCTACTTCGATAGTATTTGCAGAGATAAACCCACCATCGATGACTGTTGCACCACCATCGTCTCGACTCAGGGCACCTTGTGTGTTCGTAAAGGTTACCAAGCCGTCGAATGAGTATGACTTAAATGGGGGGCTGAACAATAGGTTACCGGAAGCAGTTGTCGCAGTTCGACCTCCCACAGTATCTTCTACTGCAAAGAATCTTGCCGCCCATAGACTTCCGGTTAGGTCTGTGTCTTGCGGTGGAGAGATAGACCATTCATCTGTTAGTCCAGTAAATGTGCCGTCAGTGCCGACTGTTCCGGTTCCTATGAAATTGAAACTGGTTGCGGTTGGAGTGGCAGGGCCGTCAGTTGTTCCGTCTCCGACAAGATAGTAGACATAACCGTTCTCTTGTTGAGGTATAGCACTTGGATCTACTGTGCCTGGTTGTCCGTCCGTTGAAATCTTTACTGGTTCCGACCAAGTCAGTGTCGCGTCTGTTCCAGTAAGACCTTGCGTAGTTGCCGTTGCACGACATAACCACAATGGGTCGAGATCTGTATTGGATTCTTGTGGATCTTCTGTCCATCCACCAGACAAGTTCTCTACGAGATCATTGGTGAAACTATATGTCGCACCTACTGGACCCCAAAGACCACCACTTGCTGCTGGTTTGTTCGCACTTCTTTTATAAACAGATGCGGAGAAGGTCGAGTAACCATCCTCACCGTTGTTGTGATCTTCATATGGTGCAGACCATGTACCACCCTCTTCAACACCCGTGTCTCCGTCTGTGGCAAATTGATATTCTACTGCCCAGATCTTACCATCTGGTGCTTCATCTGCTGGAATTTCTGCAACGGTGTCGTACCATCCGTCTGGTGGAACTAACGAGTTACCGTCTATGGTTAGAGTGCCACTAGATGTAACATTCACAGCGGCAGCCTCTGCTTGTGTTCTTGTTACGGCATCCGCCCCGAAGTTTACGAAACCACCTGTCGGACTCGATGGGGTTGTGGTTGTTCTTTGAACAATAACTGCTCTGAATGTGGATCGACCATCACGACCAGAACCACCGGCAGTCGTTACGTCTGGTGTTGACCAAACGATAACGTCATCGACTATGATTGGGTCTGTGCTGGTACCGGAGTTCGGTTGCGTCGAAGCAATACCTGACGACACGTACAACTTCATGTTTGCGTCGTTTTCGTCTGGATTCTCCGGTACGGTCTTAGACCATCCACTTGGTTGTGTAAATGTCTTAGTTGAGAAGTCGAAACTACCACCTGAAGGTTTGCCTGCGTTGTTTGCAAGACTAGTATTCGACCACTTATAAACACTTAACTGAACGAAACTGAATCCATCCTCTGCATCAACCGCATAGTTCATCACTAGTTTAGGCGCGCTGAAGGTTAATGTGTTGTCCGTACCAAGATACCCGATAAGACTCGCGGTCGTTCTGACTTCATATAGATTCAATGGATTTTCTAGGTCTAGTGCTGGCGGTTCCTCATACCAACTACCATCCGTGACGCCAGAAACGACCTCCGTGTCACCTATCTTTTCAAAACGATCGTCTGTGAAATTGTATGTCACACCGTTGTTATCTGGGATCGGGCTTGGCAGTGTTGCGGATCGTGTGTATAGACCCTTGGAGTATGTTGACACACTCTCGATAATACCCAGAGTAGGTTCACTCCATCCGTCCGTGACTGCGTAATCTGTTCCAGTATCACCGATGACACTGAACGCATAGGTAGATGACCATACGTCACCTGATCCTTCTGGGATACCTTCGAACCAAACACCCGACTCATTTGCAACGGAGTCTAGTGGATCGCCACCGAATACCTCGTTACCGAAGTCGAAGAAACCACCTTCTGGTTTAGATGGAGTTGGGATAGCGTCACCGACTTTCCATCCGGCTGGTTTAGGAACCTTGCGGTATACTGCCTTCTCGAAGATGGACTTACCGTTTTGTCCGTCCAGACCCGTAGAGGTCTTGACTGGATTAGTCCAGCTGATGTTTGTGTCTTCACCTGTAGGATCAGATAGTTCCGCATTAGTTGCGATACCGGAACTAACGTATAGGTCTCCGGTTGGATTACCATCTTCGTCTTGGGCTAGAGGGGGAACGATAGACCATCCTGCCGGTGGAGTCAGTGTCTGGTCTCCGAAATCAAATGACCCACCTGTTGGTGCAGTCAATGATGTTGTGGATCTCTTGAAGACAGAAACCTGTGCGTATGAATCACCGTTGTTAGCATCAACGATGCCACCCAACTTATATGGCTCTGACCAATCTGTCGCGGTGATCGTTCCCTGTTGCGATAGGTAATCTCTGAATAGGAAGTTACATGCCCATAGGTCATCATCACCCGCTGGGATAGTGCCTGACCAATCCGAAGGTGGAGTTAGTGTGGCTGTAGGGAAGTCGAACGTACCGCCGCTAGGTGTCGTCGGTTGAGTTGGAGACCTCTGGTAGATTGTCGCTTGATAGAAAGAGGTTCCGTTTTCGCCTGGGTCAGTTGGACCACCACCGCCACCACTGGCGTCTTCTAGGTTAGTCCAATTGGTTCCGTCCCACTTTAAGACGTGTCCAACTAAAACATTAGAGGTTAACTGTACGTCACTTAGATCATCTAGTGATCCAGCACCCAAGTCACCAGCATTAGCTAGTTTTACCCAAGACCCTGCGTGGGCGAAATATCCAGCACCTGTCGCATGTACATGCGCGAACATACCGTGATAGGCAGACGCGCTTGGTAAGTCTGATTCAGTAGGGAATACATTACTGTATAGAATTTTGTTACTGCCAAGATCTAAGTCAGCACCTTCGATAACAGCACGAACTGCATCTGCGTCTAGACCAACATCAAAGTTATCTAAAGCAGATTGTATCAGAGCATTAACTTCATCTTCTGTTAGTTTAGATAAATCTATTTCTGAAAAGTTTTGATTAATTTTCAGAATAGCAGCATTAATATTATCTGCAAGATTGACTACTTGTATATTACTCATTTTTATCCTCTACTAAACGAAAGAGCAAATCTTTTATTTGAGACATGTCGTCTTTCAGACTCTTGACTTCTTCGGTTAATGTGTTAATATGTTCTTGCTTTTCGTTGTTTATTTTACTTAATTTTCTTGCAGTATTTATTTCATTCTTGTTGGTATTTAGTATAGCTCCAGAACGCTTATCCCGCACTAGATTCATATGACCGTCTACCTTTATATGATTATTCATAATTAGTTCTGCTGCGGATCGCCTTCATCACCACCGTCACCACCGCCGCCCGGCGTGTCACCGTCTCCAGGCGTAGATGTAAAACCTTCACCAACGATCATCTTGACTTCTCTGCTGAACGTTGAACCACGTAGAGTGCTGGTTGCTGTAACAGTAGCGTCAGTACCCTGCGGAACATTTGCAACGGTGAACGACGCGAAATCTCCACGGTTAAGTGTTACAGTAGTTCCTGAATTAGTCCATGCGAGTCCGAAGGTTACGTTGATAGTGCTGTCCTGTTCAGATCCCCACATCATATGGAAGTCGACAGAACTGTTTGCATCAACTGTCAACACTTGATCTGGAACGGTCGCGCCATCATGGAAGTTTTTAGGTTTAGTCGAATCCAGTGAATAGTATGTTAGAATAGGATCTTGGTCATAAACAAAACCATCATCTGCATTCAAAAGAACCAACTGAGACTCAAGTGAGTCATCAACCAATGGGGCACCCTCTAGAGTATAGCTAACATCTAATGGTATAGAGGTAGTTCCTGTAAGGGTGGTTCCATTGTCTAGACTATTGTCTGGACTAATGAATATTTCTATTCTTACTGTACCAGTGATGGCAACTTCTGGATCTAGATGTAGTGAATCGACAGTCCACGGTGCACCATTATCAAGCGAGTTGTTATGTTCATCGATAACGAGTCCATGCCCGCCCCAAGTAATCATGTTACCGCTAGAGTCAAGTTCACCAACATCAACGGAAATAACTTCCTGATAACCTATGTCTGCACCAGTACCTACGTTTCTTAGTTCTGCTCTAGGAGTGGCCTGGGTTGCAAAAGCACCAGAGTAAACAGGTAGTGCTACATCGTCAACATGAGTGATTCTGAAACCACACTCAAAAATCTCTCCCACTTCTACTGGTCTATCCAACCACTTACCTGTGGCCAGGATAGTACTTCCTGTTAGAGAATCGTCCCCAACATTGACACTTCCTTTTTTAGGGTCATTGGTGTATAGTTGGAAATCACCATTATTATCGAACTTAGCAAACAATCGAACTCTTCGTGTACCTTGATGCCAGTACTCATCCGGAGTCATGTAATTATTGGTATCTGATTCTGGATTGTACTGACTTAGGATACGAGGAGCGCCTGTGATAGATACCGAAGTTGGTAATTGACTTATCTCAGGGAATGCAACTGCTGATAAAGAAGTTCCTGTATCGTCGTTATCTTCACCACTAGCCACCACCGGACGTGTCATCATTACCACCACCGGACGTGTCATCATTACCACCACCGGACGTGTCATCATTATTTGACGTGTTAGTACCAGCGGTACCACCTGTTATCAAAGCGATTGCACGTAAATCTCTAATTACTGGAGACTTAGAAGAGTTATTAGATTGCATCACAATCTTCACTTGGAAGACAGAGAATTGATCTGTATTGATTGTGTACTCATAGTCACGGAAAGTTGATGGATTGTCATCTGAAGGCATAGAGTTATCTGCTAATGCTTCTACCCATAAAGGTTCGGTTTCAAGAGTATCTTCGTCTACTGCTGTTTTAACATAAACATCAAAGTCAGCACCTGCTGGTCTGTTCGCAGCGAATATGATTTTTAGTCCCAGTGATGATTCATCAATCACTACTGGAATTGTAATGTGCTGTGCCGCGTCATCTGTATCAATGACATTCTCTAGAGTCAATGCAGAGGTTCTCTGCAAATCAATTAGAGGCGATACTTTAGTATCTGAGGTGCTCATGTTCAGGATCATCTTCATTGTAGGAGAAGAAGAGTTGTCGCTTGAAGCCACAACACTAGGGACCTGATTAGAGTTAAAGTCATTTAAGAATACAGTTTCTTCATTCCCTATTGCCATATTGAATGCAGCGGTAGTACGACCATTGCTATTGCCATATGAAGTAGCATTTGTCTTTCTGACCTTTGATGATATACTTGTCGAGTTAGGAATAAGTGTCTGTATTTGTGGTACAAACTGGTCAAAGTAAACTTGTTGTGATGCAACTATTGCAGAACCACCACCAGATATAGAAGAAGAAGCTTGTTGGTTAGTTGCTAGTTGTATACTATATCCTTCCCATGTAGGAGAGAGGACTTCGTGACTAGCATTTAACGCAGAAGCTGGAATACCAGATACTTCAGATGCTCCTGATATAGTGACCGTATTACCATCACTGAATCCATGTCCTTCATGAGTCACTTGTATAATACTTGAACCCAAGACGGTGTTTATTGGATTGCTCTCTAAAGCAGTCTTCGGTAGCATACCGTTGTCAAGAACTACTGAACCGCTTGTCTGGAACTCTGCACGGTCTAACTTAAACATAAGGTCTTTAGTTTGATCCGGAGTCCATGTGAATCCGTTCTGTGAAAGGAATAGTGAACCTAATGTAGGTTGCTTGGTTATTCTATCTTCACGACTTCCGAATACATTCTGATATGTCTCTGCGACATATACATTGTACTCTACCGACTCTGCAAGTAATACTATACAGTATTCTTCACCACTTGTCAAGTATACTGGCTCATCAAATTCAACTACAGTTGGAGAGCCTTGTACATCCTCAATTGTTTCAGGATTGGTTGCAAGAACAATCTCATCAGGGTTGATGAACTTGACGCCGCCAGGCATAATACTGCTAGTTGGTATTCCATTCTCTACTGGACGAATCTGTACCTGTAGTGGAATAACGCTGTCTTTAGTTTCAACGTAAATGTGTGCCCTAGTGATATACAAACCATTAGGGTTTTCAATCTGGTCAACATAGAAAGTCTGCGCCAATGGATCTCTTCGACCACGGACTCTTTCTATGACGCGAGTGGAACGTACTGTTCTCTGAACACTCTCGATAGATCCAGATGATGTGTATGATGCACGAGTAGTTGATAGTGCCTCATTTTCATTGTTTTCACTTACGTCAAGAAGCTTAAACTCTTGAGTACCTGTCCTGAAGCTGATATCACTTGTGTTAGGTAGGAAGAAACTACCGACTATCTCTCCTTTACTATCTGTCTGTAGTGCACTCTTTCCACCCAGAGCAGACGGATATTCTGTTTCATTTGCATACTCGCTACCAAATTCTGTTGGACTGTCAGAGAACCTTGATTCTGAAGATTCTTGTCGGACCCAATCTTCCATAGGTAAACCACCGAAGTATGCGAACACCTTAGTGTTAGGACGCAATCCTTTCGCAGAGAACTTGATTCTACGAGATCGCATGAACGGAATGATTTCTATGTCTGCAACCTGTTCACCAATGAAGTCTTGTATGCTTCGAGTAGTTTCTCTGAAGGACACATCTCTTGGCATTGTTGTGAATAGGTTGTTGCCACTACGCAGTCTGAAGTTTCGATCACGTATAGTAGGATTGTTCCATAGGTCTGCTTCGAAGTTTTCGAAACGACGTACTGTGGTCTGCATGATTGGTGGTAGAGTACGAGTCTCGACCCACTCATCTGAAGACGGTGACAGTTCTAAGTGACCTGTTTGAGTTATTACTGCAAACGGGTTGATATTCATTGTACTAGTAGCAAGTACTTGTGATACTAAATTCTCATGTAAGAAGGGCAGTGTTACTACGTCACCACTTTTTGCCGAAGTTTCGGTAGCAAAATTATCTGGACTATATTCAAGTCGAATAGAGTTCTCACGGAAAGACGGTTTCAAGTGACCCTGTGAGTCGATAGAAGCACGATATTCTGGATTGTCAATGTCTGAGAAAGTGAATGAACTAAAGTTGTCTGCAATGAATCCTGCTTTGGTTCTTGCGTTACCATTTTCATCAAGCACGACCAGTGAATTAGTGCTGGACTCTAACAGACTCAAGGTGGTTAGTTCAAACAAGTCTGTTACTCGTTGCTCCAACTTACCGATATCTTTCATTGTGAATCGTTTGTTTGGAATGAAAGTACTTGTTAGATCTGAACTTGAGAAAGTATAAGGGTTTAATACAAACTTGTATAGAGCCAGAGAGCCTGTTGGGATTTCTGGTTCACGTGGATTAATATTTGGTTCGCCTTGGATGACCTGTAGTTCACCAAATCCAACACTTCCTCGGCTGTCGGTTGCGTTTGCAACCAAAATATCGATACGAGGTAGGTAGTACTTAACCTGATCGATAGTTACAGAAGATGAGTTCTGAGGTAGCTCAGTGATATTAAATTCGTTCCCTTCAGCGTCTGGTGGCGTTCGGACAGGACGGAAGTCCAATACGTCTCGTAGAGAGATTACTTGTCCACCAGAAGTTGTATGATTAGGAATGTTTTCGTAATCTTCTCCTTGATATGAGCTACATGCAAAGTATCGTCCGCTGTTATCATGAGCAAAATATTCATATTCTACTTCTACTTGAACATTAGAACCAGTAGGTATTTTATATCCACCCTTGATATTTGCCTGACCATTGTCATAGAAGTTATCTCTCTGACCACCATCCAAGATAAACTGGTTGGTTATATCAGTTTCAGCTTCACCATTCTTATGTGTTACTGAGGTGATAGAGATTACATCTGGATTACTTAAAAATAATGGTCTTGCTTCTTGATCTGAATTAGGAAGAGAAAAAGTCTCTGTCACAGAGGTACGGGTCTTTTTTCGAGGACCTGAACTTACTGATTGGTATGTAGCAACAACATAGTTTGTATCTGGTTCTAGACCAGTATATGAACCATCTGTAGTAGAAACCGCAGCGATAGGTCCGTCTTGTTGCGCAATAACCCAATCCGGATATTCTACTCCACTCAGGGATAAGTCACCGTTAGAATCTGACGACACGGATTTCCAGCTTTGGACTGTGAAATTTGCTGATTCAATAGTATTTGCTTTAGGACTATTCTTAGGTAATGGGAACAGTAAGCTATTCTCAGAAGTACCGTAAAGAGTGGAGTCCCCATCAAGTAAAGGTATAGTGTTAGTTGTTCGTGAATCATACAGAGAATCTACGTTGGAGAAGTTTTCTGTTCCAATCTTATCACCATCGTTGTTTCTAATGGCATCCATTCGAATGTTGAATAGATATAATCTATATCCTTTAGAGTCTTGTTGGACTCCTCGAACATTAGCATATCCAATAAAGTCAGATCCGTTCTGCAATCGAACTTCTCCGAAATAGTCTAGTCTACCAAAACCTTGAGTAGTAGTTGGGTCGATATAGACATAGTTACCATATGTTGCTGGTACAGATTCGTTCGAGAAAGTTACGGTGCCTCTTGACTTAGGAACTTCTATTTCGTCTTGTCCAATATCTAAACGATATCCGTCGACATACGCGATACCCTTGGTAACGTCTAGAGTTAGGTTGTCCTCATTCTCAGAATCTTTAAAGATTGATTTGAACTCTTCTACTACATAGTTGCCTGATTCTTCTTTTGTTCTTTGTGCAAGCAAATCATTGATTTTGTTATATGAATCAAACGTGTTTACTTCGCGGGTAATATTACCTTCAACTACACGTGCAATGAATACGAAGTTTTCTTCGACAGCTACTTGACTACGGGTTGTTGGAATTAGTTTGATCTGATATCGATCAGCGCCTGGGGCAGTCGCATCTGGAACATCACCTTGGTTGTCGTACAGGTCTTCGTTGTCATCTACTGTGATAACTTTCTGTTCGATTCGGAAACCAATGTCATCGGTAGGAGTATGACTATACTTGTCGATGAATGCACTGCCACCTTCCATAAACACAAAGTGACCTTCAACGAAGAAGTCACCTGAAGCAAAGTATGCCTTCGTTCCACGACCCGCTGATGGGATGACACCATCGTCAGCAACTGACAGTTGTTTAATTGTGTTGTGTATTGTACACGTCAGAACTTCGTTTTTTAATACTCTTGCAGACTTTTTTGTATCTGCAACATTAATAGTATCAGTGTACTGTACGTAAAGAGTGGTTGGATCTGGGTTCTCAGAATCAGATGATACTACTACTTCCAGAACCTTGAATTCTAAACCAGATGCGCTGGTGAAAATCTCACCGACTGCATTGAAGTCCAAAGCACTACTACTGTCTAGGCGAATGTATTCAATACTAGTATCTACTGTCGCACCGCCTGGATTAATTAATGCGCCTTCCTTGAATAAGTTACGTCCAAATCGAGAAATCTCTTCGTGAAGGATTGTCTGAGATTCAATTAATTCTCTTGCCTGTAGTGCTCGTCCAGAATTAAACAATACACGATGATAACCATCTTCAGCGTTGTAGAAATCGCGGTATGTTTCTTTGAACGTTTTGTTTGTAAAATCTGCCATGATTAATCCTAAACGGTGATTACTATCTTAATGTCTTCTTGTTGTTCTGGGTCACGTCGAATTCTGTGACGACTCTCAATGTACATGACATTTCCGGAGAATCTGTCTATACCATTGACCAGAGATATGCTTTCGATATCTCCTGTAAGCACTATTCCTGCTTGGACTAATGCCTCACCCACTTGGAATGGTTTGAATCCTGTAGATTCATTTTGATGATAGAATACTTCTTTGTCTACCGACTGATTAACATATGCCTTGGCACCAGATATAGAGCCAGTGACTACCTTACCTGATTCAAACGGTGAGCTATTCACTAAAGTAATAGAAGGTAGGGTCTTGATAGATGCTCCAACGAAAGGAGTACCGTCTGGTTGAAGAGGGTTTTTAATCAGACCCATCTGTCGGAATGTATTGAATGTAATAAAAGTACCGCCAACGTCACCATCTGGTTTGATGTTTGTCATAACTGAACTTGTTTTCAAATCATCTATTGGATCGAATCCCAGTCCTGCTTGACTAGTCACTACTGCACGAGCAGTACTCGTAGTTACACCACCAATGATTTCAAAAGATGCGTGAGTGTATCCACTACCATAACTAGTCATTTTGATTTTAGTTATTGCACCAGTATTTGGATCTATCTCTGCCACTGCGACAGCGCCAGTACCGTCACCGTGAATATTAATAGTAGGGACATTAGTATGTCCAGTCCCTGCATCAATAATAGTTGCACGTAGTATCTGTCCACCAATGGCTTCATCTCTGACTGTAGTTTGCAAGTCTTCGATGGAGTCGCCTGTAGGTAGATCAATCTCTGCCTTCTGTACTGGGATATGATTTGACGATAGGTACTGATAGATATTTTCTGGTCTTAAAGAGAATGAATATTTCCAAATATAACCGTCAGCAGTTTCGAATGGTTTCCACCACTCGCGAACGTTAAACATCGGTGCGTTAGGATCAGTCTCTGGACTCATAGGTGCATGTAGTCCCCAGTTAGGTTCTATGATAGACTGCTTCTTAGTACCGTCGATATTCAAACCAGTTTCTAAACATATGTAAACTTCTTTGGCGTCATTCATGACATACCAAGGAGTCCAAGGTTCTACGATATCGGATGAGGTAGTATCGTCCCAACCAGTGTATTCTGAACCAGATGACCAGTTAACCCTTTTAGCTACAAAGGTAGAACCTTCAATCTTTTTGATTGACTGTAGTGCATTTCGAAACTCTCTCTCATCAAAAGGGCAGTCGACTGGTGGGACTACTGTATCTTGTTCATTGAAAGTATCTGACTTTGAGATACCAATGTAGTATTCATTGTCGGTGTTAGCGATATCTAATAAAAGATCTCTAGCTAACTTACGACTAAGTGTTTGTCTTACTATTGCTGGCATTGTTTTTTCCCACGCATGTTAGAAATATTCTTCTTATATTTATAACGATTTTATGACTCGTTTATAAATTTGTTTATCCAAGTCTGCTTTTGGTGCTGATTCATTAACAAATCTTTGTATATAACTGGTAATTCGTATGGACTGCTTCTCCATTGAGGAACATGTTTGAGTGCTTCATCACGCATAGGTTGCAAGTAATCCTCATAGCTATGTACCTTCTGAGCACTACCTTCGGTAGTTCTGTCAATACAATACAAATCACTTGACATGGTTAAGAAGTAACAGATGTTTCCCTTCTGGTGTTCTGCTAATAACTTGTAGGTGTATGCGTGATCTTCTCCGTTACCAATATCTTCGTTCATTTTTATTTGTGCAGACTTACGACTCTGCAACATAATGAAGTCAACTGACACTGGACGCTCATCAATAAACAGATGACTTTCTTGAGGACCGACGTTTTGAGTCACGGCACACATAGAGGTACCCCATACACTGGCGTGGTAGTTATCATTAACCCACCAGTAATGTCCTTGCTCTAGTGGAAAGTTACATAAACAATCACATGGTACCACACCTAGAACATCAATGCAAGGATAATGCTTATAATGATTCCACAGCGACTGTAAGTACGACGGATATAAAAAATCATCTCCATCGATCTGAGATACAAAATCACAGTCACTTTCTAGAAATACATCTAGACATGCATTTTTACCACGGCCTGGTTTACCATTACTTTCCGTATTGACTACACGGAATGGTAGATTAAGTGCGCATACATCTTCATAGTATCCTTCATGAATACTATTTACAACGATCACCACTTCCCATTCTATTGGGCTTATCTTTATTACATTATTAACCGACTTAACAAGTCTCGCCAACTTCGGAACATCATTCGAGGTCAGCAACGTTGTCATCAATTTCATTATTCTGCTCCGAAGAAGAACGTCTGAAATAATCTACCGTCGTATTGATTTGTACCAAAGCCAGGAACTACACTTCTATGATAATACATTGCATCATATATTACAAGTCTATTGTATATATTTTTTGATTCTGCAACAATATCCCAGTCACCTTCAATCAGCTGAAATTCATTGAAGTCGACTGGACAGGAATCTTCATGCTTCATGATTCCCGTTGGTCTATGTTTATAGATTGCAGTGCCAGAGTCTAGAGGCGCATCTGGGGTGAGATATATTACCGCAGCGAACTGCATTCGATCGTGGTGAATCCACGTCTTGCAAGTTTCGGTAGTATATTGGAAGGAAGTGTTATATTCATCTAATGGAAAGTAAGTTATAGTTTTACCTATAATATGTTCCATTGATGCTATCATCGAATCGACGTAACCACCGTCATTAGTACATGGTGCTGTTCTTACGCCAGGATAGTTACCTGTCACATCAAAGGTTTGACTTAAAGCATAACCCCGAACTGAATCGGGGTCTGCATAGAAATTATCAATAATTGTAAACATAATATACCTGTGTTGTATGGGGTTATAATGCCCCTATCTTAACTCTTGGGAAGGTGTTGACAGCATCGAATATTGAAATATTGTCAGCTCCAAATTCCATCCTTGCACCACTTGTAGCTGTATTTAGAAGACCACTAAGATCTAAAAATCCTTGGTTATTGGTCAACTCATCAAAGGAAGAGTTAGTAGTAGTTTCTATTCTATCTACTGTGGCACGGAACACCCGTCCACTATTAATGTGCCAGTATACATCACCAATGAAAACTGTATCAACAGTACGGAAAGACCTTATCTGTGAAGACGCTGTGGCGTTTACGTTAGAAGGGAATGTGGTGTTTGTATCAAATATTACTGCGTTACCAAATCCACCAACCGGACCTTGTCCACCTTGGGTACCGGCAACACCTTGTCCACCTTGGACACCAATTGGACCGTCTGGACCTTGTCCACCTTGCTCACCCTGAGAACCAGTTGCTCCGGCAGCACCAGTATTACCTTTGACACCTTGTGCGCCTGTGTCTCCTGTTGCACCTTTAGTTCCTTGTGCACCTTGGTCACCTGTGTTACCTTTGACACCTTGGGCACCTGTGTCTCCTGTTGCGCCTTTATTTCCTTGAGCACCTTGGTCACCTGTGTTACCTTTGGTTCCTTGGGCGCCTTGGTCACCAGTATTACCTTTAGCTCCTTGGGCGCCTTGGTCACCAGTATTACCTTTAGCTCCTTGTGCACCTGTGTCTCCTGTTGCACCTTTAACACCCTGATTACCAACTGGACCTTGTCCACCTTGAGGACCGTTATTACCCGTCTGACCTTTTATTCCCTGATTACCAATTGGACCCTGTTCTCCTTGTGGTCCATTATTACCAGTCTGTCCCTTGATACCTTGGTTGCCGACAGGACCTTGTCCACCCTGTGGTCCGTTATTACCTGTCTGACCTTTAATGCCCTGATTACCGACAGGACCTTGTTCACCTTGAGGACCATTGTTACCTGTTTGTCCTTTTATACCTTGGTTACCAACGGGTCCTTGTCCACCTTGAGGACCATTGTTACCAGTCTGTCCTTTGATGCCCTGATTACCAACCGGGCCCTGTTCACCCTGTGGTCCGTTGTCACCAGTTTGTCCTTTAACACCTTGGTTACCGACTTCACCTTGAGCACCCTGTGGTCCATTATTACCTGTCTGTCCTTTAACACCTTGGTTACCGACTTCACCTTGAGCACCCTGTGGTCCATTATTACCAGTTTGACCCTTGACACCTTGAGCACCAACTGGACCCTGTTCCCCTTGAGGACCATTGTCACCAGTTTGACCTTTAACACCTTGGTTACCAACTGGACCCTGACCGCCTTGAGGACCGTTATTACCCGTCTGTCCTTTGAACACCTTGGTTACCAACTGGACCTTGTTCACCTTGAGGACCATTGTTACCAACGGCACCTTGGAAACCAACTGCTCCCTGTGAACCTTGTTCACCCTGATTACCAACTAAACCTTGCGCTCCTTGGAAACCTACTGGACCCTGATTACCTTGTTCGCCTTGAGGTCCTACTAGACCTTGTGCGCCATCAGCACCCTGTGCACCTTTCTCTCCATCAGCACCTTGTGGACCATTGTCACCAGTTTGTCCTTTAACACCTTGGTTACCAATTGGACCCTGTTCCCCTTGAGGACCATTGTTACCAGTTTGACCTTGCTCACCCTGTGGTCCAGTATCTCCATCAGCACCTTGAGGTCCTACTAGACCTTGTGCACCAGTTTCACCTTGTGCACCTTTTTCTCCGTCAGCACCTTGGGCACCAACCAGACCTTGAGCACCATCTGCTCCTTGTGGTCCAGTATCTCCATCAGCACCTTGAGGTCCTACAAGACCTTGAGCACCAGTTTCACCTTGTGCACCTTTTTCTCCATCCGCACCTTGAGGACCAACATTACCAACTTGACCCTGTGGACCAGCGACACCTTGTGGACCGTCTGCTCCTTGTGGTCCAGTATCTCCATCTGCTCCTTGAGGACCGGCATCGCCTGGGTTACCTTGTGGACCCACTGGGCCTGGAGTTGTACCCGCTGGACCTTGAGGGCCTGGGTCTCCTTCAAGTCCTTGCGGACCTACTGGGCCTGGAGTAGTACCTGCTGGACCTTTAGGGCCTGGATCTCCTTGAAGTCCAGTACCACCCTGCGCTCCAGTTGCTCCGGCAGCACCTGTAGAACCTGTAGAACCTGTTACACCTGTTGCACCTAATGGGCCTGGGTTACCCTGAAGTCCGGCAACACCTTGAGCACCAACATCACCAGTAGCACCTTTATCTCCAACATTACCCTGAAGTCCGGCAGCACCTTGAGCACCAACTGCACCAGTAGCACCTTTATCTCCAACATTACCTTGAATTCCAGCAGCACCTTGTGCGCCAGCAGAACCTTGTGGTCCTAATTCACCGACATTACCTTGAATACCAATAGCACCTTGAGCACCATCTGCGCCTTGTGCACCAACTGCACCAGCATTGCCTTGCAAACCAGTAGCACCAGTTACACCAGTAGAACCAGTGGCACCTTGCTCTCCAGCATTACCTTGGAGACCACGGAAACCTTGAGAACCTTGTTCACCTTGAGGACCGACTTCACCTACATTACCTTGAATTCCAGCAGCACCTTGTGCGCCAGCAGAACCTTGTGGTCCTAATTCACCAACATTACCTTGGACCCCTTGTGGTCCAACTGCCCCTGCATTACCTTGTGGTCCGACTTCACCTACATTACCCTGTAGGCCTACATTACCCTGAACACCTTGTATACCTTGAGGTCCAGTCTCGCCAGGATTACCTTGGAGACCAATAGCACCCTGTGATCCAGTCTCTCCTTGAGGACCAGTTTCGCCTGGGTTACCTTGAAGACCAATAACACCCTGAGAACCCTGTTCTCCTTGTGCTCCAGTTTCGCCTGGGTTGCCTTGTAAACCAATTATTCCTTGCGGTCCAGCTTCACCTTGCGGACCAGTCTCGCCAGGATTACCCTGTAGACCAATAACACCCTGAGAACCTTGCTCCCCTTGTGGTCCAGTCTCGCCAGGATTTCCCTGAAGACCAATGATACCTTGAGCACCTTGTTCACCCTGTGGTCCAGTTTCGCCTGGGTTACCTTGGAGACCTATGATTCCCTGTGGACCTTGTTCACCCTGTGCTCCAGTTTCGCCTGGGTTACCCTGAAGTCCGATTATACCTTGTGGTCCGGTCTCTCCTTGAGGTCCAGTTTCGCCAGGATTACCCTGAAGACCAGTTTCACCTTGAGCACCAGTTTCACCTTGAGGACCAGTCTCGCCAGGATTACCTTGGAGACCAGTTATACCCTGCGGACCTTGATTTCCTTGAGGTCCGGTTTCGCCTGGGTTACCTTGAAGTCCAGTTATACCCTGTGGTCCGACTGCACCTTGTGGTCCTATTGGGCCTGGCGTAGTACCTTGTGGTCCGACTTCACCTTGTGCACCTTGTGGACCAACTCCCCCCTGTAGACCGACTCCACCTTGTGGACCGAGTTCGCCTGGGTCTCCTTGAGGTCCCTTTTCACCAATGTCTGTGTTGTCAATGATTTCTTGGATGTTAGAAACTCGTGCATCCAAGTTAGTAATATCATTAGCATTATCGGTAATTTTGCTAGGGTCTACCCCATTAAGGGCTTCCAGAACTTCGGTATCGACCAGATTGCTGATAAATTCTGGAGTGATACCATCACCGCCACCAATATCAACCTGAGAGTATAGTTCCTCAAAGTTTTGATTTATTTTTTCACTGGCTTCGCGGAGAGTGTCACCACTTCCGTCGTTCGCAGAACCGCCAGTATTTAGAATTTTTCTCGACATTATAGGTTTCCGTTATGTGTGGTCTGATGCGTCTAGGGTTTCGTATTCTTGAGATAGGTCTAAACCTTCATCATCCAAAGTTGGTGGTCTTACGCCAGCCCAATCTGCGACTGTTACGAAATCATCAGCCAACTGTTGCAGAGATACATTTTCGTATCTGTCCAAAGTCTCTAGAGAACTTACAATGATACCTGAACCCTCATCCTTTTGTGCTTGTGTTCTAACATCTACTGCATCATTCTCTTCCATAGTAAGTAGAGAATAGGTAGGTTGTACATGTGTACCTAGTGCAGTTGCTTCAAGTAGTATAGCATAATTAGGAATTTCTAATGGGTCTACGGTTAATCCTGCCTTTAAATCAACACTTGCAACTGATTGTGTTTCTGTTTCGGCAGCAAGGTAGAACCCAGCTGGGTGTATCAACTTAGTATATAGTGTTTCATAATCACTCAAGGACATACCTGTTTTCAAAAGAACTGAAAATATCTGGTATTTCTTATCGTCCTGTATATACCTCAATGACTGAGGTCCAATTAATGAACCGCCAGGCTTGTCATTTAATATGAAGATGTTTTTCTTAGGATAACTTATTTCTACATCTTCACCATAAAATGCTTTAAAAAACTGTTCGGTTGAGATACCTGTACCCTTAGCGCGGTAAAGGTCAACAAGAAGTCTTGCCATCAACCGTGGACTCTGATAGAATGATGACGTTTCTAGTCCGTCACTTATCTCTCCTATCAGTTGATCCAAATAACTTAATTCGGTGCTAGAGATACTTCTCACATCAAACAAGTTATGAATTTTTTGGGTTATAGAAGTATTACCTTCCTCTCCAGTGCTCTCGTAGTACTTCTCTATAAACGAAATTAGTTTAGGATATTCATCTACGAAAAACTCCGGCAATACCTGAGATACCTGACTCTGGTAGAACTTGGGAGCACTTCTGTATTGTCTGGATATGTTAGACATTATTGTATAACCCTAGTTGCCCCTGCATCTATATAACCAGTAGTCGACGATACACTCTCATCTAATGTTATGATGTAATTACGTAGTGGACTAATTGTGCTCTGGTTCGCAGGCACTGCTGATAATCGAATACCAGTTCCTACATAACCGTCCTTGTCAATACGTATTGAATTAAGTAGTATGGTTCCCTTCACTGGATCGTATGTGCCAATGTTATTAATCATGACTGCGCCATCAAGGTCCAATAGTTGTAATTGAGTTGAACCCAATAGGTTTTTGATTACAACGTTCTTGCCATCTGATTTAAACACTGAAGAGTTTATTATATGGTCATCCTTGTCTGGTTCTGCAAGCAAGAATGGGAATTTAATTGTGTGATCTTTTTCTATGTACGATAGTAGTGGTCTACCCAGCGCATTCTTTGATTCTTCGATTGCTTTAATCTGACTATCAAGGTCAATTCGTTGCTGTACCTTAACTGACATCTTAGAGTTAAGTATCGCAGAAGACAATGAATCTACCTGAGTTAATAGATTAGAACGACGGAAGACTGATTCAAATGTACCTAAAACGCTATCCATATAATCTCTAATGAATGCATCGACTTGAGCCTGTAATGCTTCGGTAGAGGAAGGACTCTTTAGTGGGTCGATATTAAATACTGTAGTCAACTCTAAGAACGTCATCTCTGGTTCAACGAACTCTGTATCGATGGACATAATAGATAGGTTGGATGTCAGCTGGTCTTTGATATTCTGTTTAACTTCTTCTTCGACCGAAGGCGCTACTCCATCTAAGAAATTAAGACTAACAAATACCTTTCCGAATTGTCGTGGTATATTATCATTACCACCCCATGCAATGACATCACGTATGAAGTTACCATAGTTTTTTGATATCAATGCAGTATAATCGTCTGCTGTAACTAATCTGTTCTGTGCGGCAAATGACCTAGGTGCGTTTAGTTTGATTGATTCTACGTTTTCTTTCTCTGCACCGCCACCACTTGCAGCGATAACTGATACCTGAATAGGTTGACCATCAACGGTAGTTGAAGTACTGAACACCTCTGCACCGTTTGCTTCTGAACCACGGGACGTGATATAAGTTACTTCTATTCGGTTACCAGCGCGTGGCGCAGTACCTAAGATATTACCGTCGCTAAAGAATAACTCGTACTGACCATTAGCAGTCTCTCGTAGAATGAATACTTTAGAGTCAGAGTTTACTGTAGTAACATTGTTGATGTCAGAGAATCTCTGGAATCTGTTAGACAGATAGTTATCGTATACTTTAACATTAACAGTAGATACATCTAGCGTGTCGTCTGGCAGTACATATACACCACCTTCTTCACCGACAAGGAATGTCTTTGTTTTAGTAGATCCTTCCCGTACAGTTATTCGCGAATCATTAGAGAAGTCTTTGAATACGTAGTTCCCATTATCGAACTGTGCTGTGCATTGCTCTTGAGTAGTGAACGTATATACCGACGTACCCAAAGAAGAGGTGAACTCTGTACCGATAGGTAGAGACAATGAAGCAGGACCTGTAGTATGACCTACAATTGATAGTGATAGAATGGCAGACGATGCAGTACGTGACTTAGGAATGTAACCTAGTGACTCTGCATGTGATACAACCGATGATCGTAACTGTGCGGACCCAAGAAAGGATTCGTTAATCGCCATGTTGGCAACCAGACCATTGATATGTGTGTTGTGTGCCAATACATCTAGTATATTAGATAGACCACTTGCGGTAAAGTCGTAATCTTGAAATTCTGTTTGCTGTTCTAGATACGTTTGTAGTTGAGACTTTATCGAAAAGAAGTCTAACTCTGAATTTTGTATAGCCATTTATCTGGTCCTTGCAATGTTTAAATTCAACGTAACAACTTTTTGGGTATTCACCACTTCAAAAACTATAGTCACATCTAAGGAATTGCCGTCTGGATTTACCAAACTTCTAATGTTTTGTATCCTTGCTCTGGGTTCGAACTTCTCTAGGGCATAACTAATATTAGCACTAACGTCCTCTACTTCTAAATCTGTAGATAGACTGAAAAGAAGATCGTATAGGTTAGCACCATAATATGGTCTGTATGGAAGTTCTCCATGATTAGTCATAAGAAGATTCTTTACAGACTGCAATACCGCCGCGGCATCTGTCTTTTTATAGATGCCACCAGTAGGGGATGCTTCGAATGTACAGTCTATATCTGAATAGGTACGAGTAACCGAAGTCGTAATCGGAGTCTTCTGTAAATTACCATCCTGTATAGAAAAATTTCTTTTTGCCGAACCCATATCGATTATCCATCGTTATATACTTTTTCTACTATTTATACAGAAACTGAAGCCTTCTTATACAAGACCTTCAAGAAATTCCTGATATTCCTCTTCTGTCATATTATCAAAGTCGGGTATATCATCATCACTGAGACTGGGAAGAGTAACTTGCGGTCTATCATGTGACGCGAGTATATCTCCCGTAAGGACAGGAGGCAACACTCCTAGTGCTGATAATTTGTCTAAACCTGGCAGTGGGATCTCTAATGGAAGTCCTATCAACTCAAGTACGTCACAGAAAGTGAGAGTGAGGAAGTCTAGAAGTTTACCTAGACCAATTGCATCAAGGAACTTCTTAATCTTCTTCAACCATATGTTGAACAGTTCCTTCATAGTGATAATCTTCCAGTCTCTAGCCGCAGTACATATCTGGTTTATCTTATCTTCGAGGCACTGCACCTTACCTTCGATCTCTCCACCCATGATATCTTGTATACTGATATCAAAAGGTGATGGTAAAGGTATTGACAATTCCATAATCTGTGATACAATATCACCCTGCAACTTTGCTAGTTGATCTTCGAGTTCTTTCTGTGCATCAAAGTTATTGATCTTGTCTTCTATCTCTGTTGCCTTGTCCTTGGCGTCCTGTTCTAAGTCAGCGATTTCCTGTTCTACATCAAAGTTCTGTAGTTTTTCTATATCGCCCGTGATACGGTCCATCTCTTCTTGATACTTTGCGACGACCTGATCTATAACTGCACGTACCCATGCTGCCATATCAAATGAGAGAGGGATAGGTAGATCGGGTAACCCTAATGCATCCCATATCTCCTTGAACATACCAATCAATTTATCTAATAGTTTGAAGAGCGACATTGTACACCACTCCATGATCTCATTCTTTATGTACGACCATGTAAGTTTTGCCTTCCACTCTGCACACTCTACACCGAACTCACCATCAAAGTAACGATACTGCTCAGGTACAAGTGCATACACTGCATCAATGATCTGTGACCTTTGGTCTTCCAGCTCATCCATTGCAGAGTTATATGCGTCCTCTTGTAACTTACCGGATTCAAAATCTTGTTGCAATGTTTCTAGTTTTGTGGTATACTCTTCAGTGATACCAGCAATTTGTTGTTTAAGTTCCTCTTGGTATTCTGGTTCCATGATGCGTAATGCATCAATAGTTAATCCTAGCACCGGAACGGAAAACGATACAGGAACAATCTTCGATATCATCTCCATCATCTTCACGGGAATGTAGATATGAAACTCTTGTACCAGTTCGGTGAATGCGTCCTCTGCCTCTTTCTCTAACTGCCGAACCTTACCCTTATCCCACCATGGCGTAAACAAGTCGGAGATAGTTTCAATAGTTTCTTCAATATCCTTGATTGTATCTTCTAACTCTGATATAATACCAAATGGATCTTCGCCATTCTCTAGTGCATCTATCTGTGCTTGAACCCGTGCACGTTCTTCTCCCACCTTCTCCTTCATCTCGTTCTCTAGATTCTGGATACGCTCGAGGGTTTCCCTAGTGTCCGTCTGCGCTTGGGTTTTCAGTTCTTCTATCTGCGCCTGTATGTCACTAGGTATCGCAGTGATCTGATTGAACATGTTGGTGAGGTCCGCCTTGGTTGGTAGACCTGAAGGTGGACATGGAAGAGCAATGGTTGTCATCCCAACTTAACCTTGTTCCCTGCGCGTACTGTAACGGTATCTGTACCTGTTACTGAGACATTCTTTGCAGACACCGTAGCCTTCTCTACTGCGTTAACCACGACGTTCTCCCCTGCGATCGTAGCATTACCTACAACGGTAATAAGACAATTACCTTTCACGACAAGAGTATCGTCTACTTCAATGACGGTTATACGTGAACCATCTGGCTGTATCTCGTAATAAGTATCCGATCTATGTTGTTCGCGGATACGTTCCTTGCCTTCAGTGTCGTCCCACTCTTTATAGTGACCACTATCTGTCTGATACACTTTGTTGTGTGGGTAGTTCTCTAGTGCCTTGGAGTTCGTGTCCCCTTCTTTAGGTACAGTACCAATCACCATAGGCAACTGAGAGTTCTGTCCGTCAAGGAATATACCGAACACCTGTGTACCCACGAGGATACCTAGGTTCTGTCCTTTACCTTCGTGGACACCATGAGTAATAGGTACAACTATCTGTGCCCAAGGTAGGTCTGCGTCATCGATCTCATCGTATACACCGTACACGTTGACCTTGACTCGACCCAACTGCAAAGGGTCATTCTCTATATCAACAACCCTGCCTAGGAACCAACGTGATTGGTCCCCATAAAATTCAATATAATCTTTAGGTATCATTCTACATCACCTTCTGATAATTTCAAGCATGATAAAGATGCAGTGTACTCTTCCCTATTAAAGGAATGCTTTGCTGCGAATATTAAGAAATCCCCTGACTTTCTATTGTCGTAAAAGTAATCAGTATCTTCGGGTGCTTGGTTGCGCATGAACCTGACCGCAATCTTTCGTCCGGTAGTCATATGTGCAGTGCCATCCAGAAAATCTACTCCGTTGACTATGATTGACAGTGGATTGTTTTTAATTAGATTGTCGATAGCACGATTAATAGTGTTTAACTTATAGTGACCTTTCGCACTTTGGTGGTACGATGATTCTTCATCATACGCATCCGTTGAACCTACCTGTGTTATTGTCCTAGACGGAAACTCATTGAATGACTTATTATCTACCTTGTACTCATCACTGTAATGGTACTTCGATTCTGGCATGATATCGATGACATCCTTCTGTACATCAAATACATAATGGTTCTTGAGTTCTTCGTCATCCTTCTTGGTAGGGTTCAAGTAATTGTACTCTGCACCAACTAACCCTTTCTTTATAAGAGATAGTAGGTTATCTGTATCAGAGAATTTGTATCCCTTGATAACTCTCCGGTGTGAAGGCATCAATGGATTACCAGTGGACATAAGTGCTTCACCATATGAGTATGGCATATCTGCATTAATGACGGGTGCTGATATAAGTGTCTTTAGGTCGACGAACATTAGTTCATCGTTTACTAGGGTAGATAGAAGGTAAAACGGGTACCCTTCTGTGGTACACGACATGTTCTTAATCCAACACATGGCTTCGATTGGTGTTAGGTTAGGTACAATCAACTTCATCTTCTTCTGTGTGTTATCAGTAGAAAGTAACTCTTTACCCAGAAAACTTGAAGAGATGCCTTTAAGGATTTCGGATGGGTTATCGGAGTATGACTTATTGACGTTTATCAGACTGGATATAAATCCGATGTCTTCTATCAGGTGCAACACAAAGAACTCAGAATTGTCATTTAGCTTGGTCGATGCTATGACGGTGTCTAGGTAGAATGTTTTGGAAACAGGTTCACTTTCATCTCGTGTGCTCTGTAATACTACCTCTACCTTCTCACCCCCACCGATGTTAGCACTCGCCATGACATCCTTATCATCTGCGAAAGTAATCGCAGCGGTTAGATAAGGTTTATCGATGTGTTCATAGATGTCTATGTTACTGACGTTAGCAGTGATATTGATAATCCGGTCACCGATTTTTTCGGACTGTATCGTGACGGACTGTATCGATACTGATTCAGCGGCATCTGTAGTTACGGAAGTCATTATGATTTAATCGCTTTCATGAATGCACTGACCACAGTATTAATTGAATCTGGTTTGACTACTCGAATTTGCTTTAAAGAATCATTCGTTTTTTCATATTCTTCCAAGAAGGTTGTTTTGATAACGTCTTGAGGTATAGGTTCGTATGGGTTGATGTCCACACGTTCACCGTTTTTTGTATAGTGATGTGCTGAGAGATGTTCTGCAACAACTGCATCGACCGTGAAGTCCGGAAACACCAAACCTTTATCAACGTCCTCTATCAACTCTCCTACCGCAAAGGTGCCGTCTGTCTCTACCGTCAGTTGTCCTAAGTCCAAATCCTTGTATACGATTGTACCCACCGCCTCACTAGTGAACCCCCTGATAACCGTTCCTACATTGAGGCGACTGGTCATATCAGCACGAAGGACTAGAGTAGTATTAGGATGGTTCTTCTTGGCAATCTTCACTAAATCCTTTTGGGACACTGGCCACCCCTGTTCCCTTAACTTAGGGTTCATTAGGTACAACACCCAATGTAACTGAGGATCATTGTACAGGGAGAATGCAACGTTATCAGCACGTTCACCATTTGCTATATAATAGTCTTGGTAGAACGATGTTGACAGTCTAACCTCATCCATCACTTCTGCGTATGCTGTTAGGTTGACTGCTACAGCGGACTCACCATTAAAGTTATAGTTGATCTTAGGAAATGATTTAAAATATGCCATTAGTAACCCTCAAAAATATCTTGCTTGTTCAATGTGGTCTCTTCAGTGAAGTTCAATGAGAGGTCGATTTCGACAGGTTCGCCATCACGATGGAATGCCATAGACGATGGGTTGAAGTTGGTAGTAATACTAGTTAGGTAACACGACTTTATCTTAGGTCCTATAGCGAAGGAGCTTCCGTTTTCATCAACATATTCTGTTTTGATAATGAATGGGTGTGGATACTTGAATCCAACACTGATATCAGCGCCACTATCATCACCCTTAAAGTTGATAGACTCCGGATAAGCATAGAATCGAAATCGTTTGATGATTGCACGTATCTCTGCTGCCTCTTTAGAGTTCTTTGCAATGAACTTGAATTGGAAGGCAAACTGTCGTACCGCAACACCACGGAATAAGGTACGAATGTTAGGGTCAGCGGTTACACGTAATGCCGCAGCTGCTCCGTCCCCTACTTCGGTAGGTCCACGTTTTGCCTAGTTTAGCAAGACCTAGTTTTCCTAAACTGTTTGCTCCTGTCTGACTAGTACCCTTGAATAGGTCAATAAAGTCTCCAAGTGCATTACCAAGTATATCCCCTGCACCACCATTCGCACCCTCTAGTGCGCTACCCAAGAGTGCACCTGCCGAACCTAGACTAGGACTATCATAAGTAAGGGTGTCCGTGGATCCGAATGAAATAGGTAGATAGACCGATATCTTCTTGGTAGTTAATGGCATATTAACACCAGGCGATATAGTAAGAGGTTTATTATCACCATCAGCAGTAGGTGGATCGGTTTCCTTTGTACCAGAGTCTTCATTCTCTCCAGTGTTTTCTGTCGGAGCATCTTTCTTCGGTTGCAACGTCCTCGCCTTTGGTAATGGGACACCACGCCCTTTCCAAAAGCTTTTGAGAACATCTCCTAATGATTGACTTCCGTCCAGCTTAGGACCTGTGATCAACTGAGGGACAAAAGTAACCTTTGGCTCCATATCTGTTAGTATCGGATTATAG